GCCCTTGCTGACCAGCGTGGCAGCGAATGCCTTGTCGGTCTCGATCGCCCACGCCACCGCCAGGATCCGCATGACGGCATCCCGGTAGGAAGGGCTCGAGCGCCGCAGGACCTGCCAGGAAACGTCGATCCCGCCGGCCAGCGTGGCCAGCGCCACCTTGTCGCTGGTGAGCACCAGCTTCTTCCCGCCAATGATGTCCTTCTCAGCCGCCTGCGCCGACACAAAGCCGCTGGCGTTGCCATCCCAGACGGGCCAGTCGATCTCCATCCCGCTGTCAGGCAGCGGGCGCGTGCCGAATGCGTTCACGACCGCTCGAGCTCGCGGGATGATCCCCACGATCTCATTCAGCCAGGCCGGCCGAACGATCGGCGGCACATCGCCGGTCACGCCATCGACCAGCGCGTCAGGCGCAGCCGCCTCGAGCATGGCCTGCTTGAATGCGGCGATCATCTCCACATCACCGTCAAGGCTGGCCTGCAGCATGTCGCCAGCCGTGGCAGGCAGCACCGTGCGCGGGCTGGGAGCGGGCACCTGCACGACAGGTGCCGGGATGGCGTCAGTGACGATGCCGCGCACCAGTGCGCCGATCTCGTCAAGGCTGGGGATGGACTGCTCAGTCACGTGCGGAACCTCCAGTGATGCTGCGACAACCTCTGCCGATGGAAACGCGCCGCGCTCGAGCACCGCCACCCTGACGAGCTCGATACGGCTACGGACGTTGACCCCATCGGCGCGGCGGGTGCCAGCGATGGGACGGTAGACAACACTGGCAGCCCGTAGAACCTTCGCCCGTGCGAGCTCCAGCAATTCCTCGCCAGCTGGCGTGCGGGCGATGGCGGCGGTCAGGTAGGGCACACCGTCGATGTGCTCCAGATCGGTGCCGACGCCCACCAGCGGACCGCCATGGCGCTGCGCCTCAATGGTCACCCGTCCAGGGTCGGTGCCGTCCAGCGCACCAGCCTCAATGATCTCCGGGCCCGTGGCCAGCCTGCCGGTCTCGCCGTACCGGAACAGGCGCAGCCGGATGGTGCGCCCGTCGGCAGCCTCCAGCCACTCAACGGCATCGTCAGCCGCGTAGATCAGCTCATCGGTCACCCCGGCACCTCCGGCACGGTCACTGACGGCATGGCAGTCGGTGCGAACACGGTCGGCACCTTGCGGCTGCTGACGCCCTCTGCCCTGCTGATGTCATCGACGGTCAGCACGCCCATGTCCATGGCCTGCTGGTAGATGCGGAACCGCGCTTCGATGTCGGCCCGCTGGAGCTCGCCAACGTCAAAGCGCACGACCGTGCCGCGCGGCGTCAGGTCGGACCATGCCGCCTCGATCGGGGCCAGGTACAGCGGGGCCACGGTGCTGCGGACCAATTCCAGATACAGCTGGTTCACATTGGCGTACTGGATGCTGGTCCCGGTCACGGCAACGATCAGCAGCGGTGCCGGGATGCCCAGCAGCCGCGCGACCGTGGCCACGCCCTGCTCGCGCGTCTCCACCAGCTGGGACTTGTCAGGGTCGCTGCCCTCTGGATGCCACGTGATACCGCCCGACAGCACCGCTGGCGTTGGCGTGCCACTGTGCGCGTCCAGCCAGGAGTCAAGCAGCACCTGCGCCTCATCGGCGGTCAGCTCCTTCTCTGACATCAGCGTCCCGGATGGCATGGCCCCGCCAGCGAAGAAGCCAGCCGCGTACCGCTCTGCCGCCTCGATCGCCCAGAGCACCGGCGCGGCAGCTGCCAGCGGACTGACGCCCACCGGGCTGCCGACGCGCGGAGCCAGCGGGATCACCGCCAGATCGACACCAGGCTTCATCTGGCGACCGCGCCAGGTGTAGGTAGGCAGAAAGCGCATGGCATCCCAGCCGGCGGTTACCTCTGCCGGGTCGATGACCCGCGCTGCACGCGGTCGGCCCGTCTCCGGGTCCTTGTCAAAGAGATACCAGTACGCCACACCGTCGGCGCTCTCCACCATGCTGCGCACGGTCTGGAACAGGAAGGTGTAGCGGGTCGTCCAGGGATCCGGGCGATTGACAATGCGCGGTTGCTCATCGAGCTCGAGACCGTCGCGATACGCCAGAGGGTTCATCTGCGCGACTGCCGACGCCAGCAGGCTGACACCGCGCTCCACCGCTGGCAGTGCCATGTAGCTGGCTCCTGGGCCCCTGACGCCCTCCACCTGTCGCAGCGCGGCGTATGCGGCGATCTGCGTGGACACGGACGGGAACGGCTCTGCGATCACATCTGCAGCCGTCCCGCCATTGTTGCCGATCAGCCAATCCCAGAAACCCACGGGCCAATAGTGCCCGTGGGTTCCGGTGTCACGCTATGCGGATGATTGTCCGCGCAACAGTCAGCGGCGGTGCACGTGAATGCGCGGTGTCGGCTGGCCCGGACGTTGCGCCAGGTGCACGCTACAGGTCGCAGCGATCAGGGCATCGCAGGCGGCTGCTGACTTGCGCCTGATGAACCGCCAGGCTTCTGCCTCATCGCTGCGGGCTGCCACGCGGGCTGCGCTGTCCAGCACCGGGTCAGCCCGATGGCGCAGCGTGCGACTGATGACCATGCCCAGCAATTCGCCGCATGCCTCACGGAACGGCGCACCGCCCAATTCCACGACCCGATCCGGCATCTGCTCTTTCAGATCGCCCATGGCGGCAGCGATGGGCGATGACACGTCATACGCCACCCGGCTGCGCCGATACCTGGCCAGCAGGTCGCGCACGTAGCCGACGAGCTCGTCTTGCTCTGGCGCGTGCCACTCCCGCGCGACCTCGACGTGCACCTGCTCGCCATCAGGTGTTGCCACGGTGACGGTGCCGTGCGTCCAGCCCGACATGACATCGATGCCGAACATCGGCACGGCACCGGCCGGCGCGACCGATGACGGCACGCCGCAGGCATCCCAGCTGCCAGGCGGTGCCCATGCGTTGGTGGCGTCAACGCCCCACTGGTTCAGTGTCTCGCTGCGGAACAGGTGCACCGGCAGGCTGCGCCGGGTGTCCCGCAGGATGCCCATGTCCAGCAGGCCATCCCTGACACCCGGATTGGCCTCCATGATCCCGGCGTCACTGTCGCTGGTGCCCTCCCAGACCAGCGCGACAAAGCGCGGGTCATCCTCTGGCCTGGCCACCGCCAGGATGGCCCGGTCATACAGCGTGCGGAACAGCACGCTGCGCTCCGTGCCGGCCGTGCCGGTGATGATGACCAGCCCATTGTCACGGGTGCGGGTGGTCGGCTCGATCGCTGCCAGGCTGCTGGGGTCAACGGTCGGGGTCTGGCCCTCATCCAGCACCGCCACATCGAAGGTGCGCCCTCTGAACGCATCGTGTTTGCCGGAGATCATAAACAGGCGGCGATTGCTGCCGTCATAGCCGATGCCTGCGCGGTCACCGGACGGCTGCGCCTCCATCCCCAGCGGCATCACGTCTTTGGCGAGCTCAGCAAAGAGTGCTTGGTACACCTGATCCCGCGTCGGCGCAGTGACCGCTGCGAGCTCCCAGATAGGACTGCTGTCCAGCAGCCATGCCAGCGGCACCCGCAGACAAGTGGTCTTGCCGTTGCGACGACCGACACTCAGAAACGCGCTGCGGGCTCGCAGCCGGCGCGTGTCGGGATCGACCTCGAGCAGCCGGTCAAGGGCAAAGCGCTGCCATGGCGTCAGCATGACCCCGGTGCGCCTCGCGGCATGGTCAGCCACGACCGGGCCCCAGGTCAGGATCTTGCGACCCAGCGGCGGTGTTGCGAACAGCGGCGGCTGTACCTTGCGCGGCACTGCTGCCGACCGCCAGACCGGCTTGGCTCGATCACCCAGCGGGTCGGCAGTCGGTCGGATCCGCACGACTGCTGCCCTGCTCTTGCGGCCCTTGGGTGCTCGCGGGATGATCGCGGGCGCGTTCATGGCCTATTCCTCAACGTTCGCGAGATGTCGGGCAAAGGTCTCCGCGCCTGCTCCCCAAAGAAACGCGGTCACCATTCGCGCGATGGCCGCGCTGGTGCTGTCATCTGCGGCAGCACATCGGTCCTCGCGTGCTTGCGGGCATTGCACCAGCCGCAGGCAGCACGCAGGTTGCTCATGTCGTGGCTGCCGCCCTTGCTCTTGGGCATGATGTGATCCGCCTGCGTGGCCATGCCCTTGCAGCCAGGCAGCCGGATCTGGCAGCGGTAGCCATCCCTGCGCAGCACGGCTTTGGCCAGGCGCTGGCTGGCACGGTCACCCCAGCGGTTGACACTCACGCCTTGCTGTCCTCTGCCACGACGGCAGCCACCAGCTGGACACTGGTGGGCAC